CAGCTCAATGGGGACATACAAGGCACGCAGGATAACCGGCAGGGGATTACCACGGTCATCCTCAAACCGCTTGCCCGCCTGGATCGTGCTAACCACAGAGGCATAGGAAAGAGGACTTGTCCCACGGTTGCTGATGAGGGTCAATAGATCGTTAGGACGGTTAGGGTGTGACGCTGAGCAAAGGGCAACTCCATCTGCTCCCAGGACGGAAGCAGAAAAGGCATTGTTGAAGATACTGGAGCGATGAGTTGCGATTGTGGTACCAAAGCTTCCCCCCAGCCCACGGGCTCTACGTCGGATATTCCCCTTTTGATCATCATCCCACAGCTTGCGCTCAATTGCTACGCCCTTGGCATATTCCTTGTGGGTGAAGAACGTTTCGTACAGGGGGTTGAAAGTATCATAGGCGATATTGGCACTTGAGCCAGGAACAAGAGCAGTATCAGCATTGTATTCAGGTACCAACCCGAAATCCCCGATACCCTGGGAACTTTCCTGGCTTGAGGTTGATGTCTCCGTGCCATAAAAAGCTTCAGCTGGCGAGGAGATTGAGGACATCTTCTGGAACCATTCCTTGCGGACGATGGGCAGAAGGAAACGTGGCCACTGTTCAGAAATTATAGGAGTTGTAGGCATTATTCATTCTCCTTATTGCATTGCCATCTTGGCCGCGTTGACTACACAATGGACAGTCAAGCCAGCATTCTCGGTGAACCAGATCGAAAGACAGCCACCAGAACTATCCCCAAAGTCCATTGATCCATCTGAGTTGAAGTCATAGGTCTTGCCGCTGAAGCCATCAGCCCCAGAAGCATCCGCATCAGACGTGCCCTTGATAACATCACCAGGGCGGATAGGGATGACCTTGATCGGGTCATTCGCTGTCAGTGCTGCCGCAGTTTTCTCCGCAGCCAGTCCAAGGAAGAGAACAGCCGATGCGGTTGCCTCATCTACCTGTCCACTGGCTATAACCAGGGCAGTGCCCTCCAGGGTCTCAAGATTGCTTGAGGCAGGAAGGGTTATTGGATTGGCGGGCGGAAGCCCGTACAAATTTGTTTCATACTCCCAAGTATAAGCAGGAGCAGCCATATTGTATCTCCTTTATTTCTCAAGTTCAGGCTCTTTCTTTTTTGAGCCTGTTTTGAAGGGCTCTTCAGACACACCCTTTTTGAAGTTGGAATATTCCTCAGGGGTCATATCATAAGCCTTCGCCATCAGAGCCTCATCACTGGTCAATTCAACAATTGGTTCGTCCTTTTTCGCACCACGTTTGCCCGCCCCAATATCCTGAGCAATCGGCTTCAGCAACACAGCTTTGTTTTTGGAAATCCAACTCAGCTGCTGTGAGGTAGTGAGTTCACTCGGAACAAGCTTGCGCATCTCTTCAGGAATTTCAGCAAGCTGGGCATCCAGGTTTTCCTTCAGGGTCTTCTCATACCCATCAACCTTATCTGCCTTACCTTTGAGATCATCCAATTCCTGTTGACGCTTCTCAGCTAGCTCTTTCCACTTTCCCTGCTCAGCAAGGGCAGCTGCTTCAGCAGCTTGTCGTTTCTCTTCAAGCACACGCAACTTCTCTTCAGCAGAGTGCCTCTTGTTGATCTCATCATCCAATCGCCCCTTTGGAACCATGTGCTCCTGATTTTCCGTTTTTGACGCATCCGCTGCGGCAAGAGCAGTCTTTTCCTCTGGTGTGCGATCTGCCTCAGGTTTCTTTCTTACAGCATCCAAATCTATAGCCATTGTGGTTTCCTTTCGTTTTTATCGGGCAACGACCCGTGTGGAATAAAATAGCACACCGCTCAACAAGTAGGAATGACCAATAAACCTACTCAGCTGAACGGCGTGCCTTGCGGACTACCAAACTGAATTATACTACGGTTTTGAGACTGGGGCAGCTTTCTGATCTAGTTTGGCTGCTTTATATTGTTCCCGAATTTGTGCGGTGGTAGGGGACATCCCTCGAATACGCTCAATAGCATCCACCATCATAAGCAATGCCTGACGGATTGCATCCAGGAACAATTTTACCTTCTGTTCATCCAGCCAGCCCGCAGCCTTACTATTCATCACTGGGTGTAGTTTCCTTTTCAAGCATATCCCGTAAGGTATCCTTGACAACAGGCTCCTGACGGGTAATTGGCTCAGGATCATACAACCCTTCATCCTTAGCAGCTACCACAGGGGGTCTGCCCTTGGGAGAAAATTCGGAACATGTTCCATAATCTGCCATATGCTTGCGATAGAAAGAGGATGCTGGATTCATACAGGTTGGCCCACGCCAATCACCCGTCTTTAGAAATTTGCACTTGATACAGATACGATCTTCCTCAGCTACCTGAGGAGCCGCTGCCGAGGTGAATCCAAAGTCAGCAGTGATGACTTGCTTTTCCTTCTTATCTTTTTTGGTTGCCATCTTTTTATTCTCCTTTACTGAATATGTACAATGGCCAGGATGAGAGAACATATTCCCAATACTATCATTAGGAAGGGAAAGCTGATCTCAAATGCCCACAGGGTGATGGCCACATAGAACACAATCGTCACAATCTTTATAAACATTCGGGGCTCCTTTTCTACTTGGGTTGATTTCTTTGATAGAAGGCTTGAGCACCTTCTTCACCAAACACATCCTTTAGACTTCCTTCAACAACTTGTCTTCCAAATACACTGTCCTGATGATCCTTCACAAACTGTGAAAGAGAAGTTCCTGCTTGAAACGCATTCCACTTGCCAGGGCTCTTTACAAAAGATGCTTGTTGAAGCTGGCGGGCGGGGGATAGACTATTGAACCAGTCAGTCCCAGTCTGGAAGGGGACAAACTGACGATTGCCTGGAGTACTTTCTGCTTGCATTAGTTCAGGCAATGGGCGGCCACCTGGCACAACATAATATTCTGTGCATCTGCCACGATAGTGATCATCAATCCGTTGTCCTGGCTCCAATTCAGTTCCATGAAGAGCAATACATGTAAGACATGTCCGTTGATCCAGAGTGGCAATACGGATTTTCTTAGTAATAAATTTTCCATTTATCTTCTCCATTGCCAGGCTGGCTTCACGATAGGAAGTCAGTTGTAAGGTTAGCATAAGATTTTCAGAAGCACTTTGAGGAATATTTATAGCAAGCACACGAACCTTTTGAGCGACTGCTGACGGGCTGGCGCCTGAATTGATTTCTTGTATGATTGTATCCCGTGTTAGATCGGCGTATCCATCCCCCCACTTGTCCATACGTTCCCTCCATGCATCACTGTCCACAAAGTTAGTGACCGCAGGTTCTGTTGGGTTCGGGATAGGTAGGGTCATTCTGTCTTCCATGGGATGCCCTTTGAGAAAAGGACATTGCGATATTCAGCAAGGGCAATTGAGGAAACAGGGTCATGCCCAATCCCTACCTGATGATTGGCAAGAGGCAGAAATACTTTAGCAGTTACTGTCGGGATAGCCACAGCCACCCCACTTGCCTGGATAGCTTGAGAATTGGCATCTATAAGAAAAGCAACTGTCTTGAAAGTTCCTCTCATAACTTCCATAACCTTCAGCAATACAGCATTGTCTGGCTTGATACTCTCTTCCTTATCTTCTAATCGTTGGACTTCCTGATCTAGCTCAGCAAGAGCCTTTTGAAGCTGGGATGTGGGGGCAGTGGTTAGTAGGTGGATCTGTGCAGAGACCCGTCCAGCCGTTTTGTTATATGCCTTCCTCAAAGCCAGATCAGCATAGTCACGAATAGAGATAGGATCAGCCATTGTGTACCTAAGGTTTCCAGAGTATCATAATCTTGCCACTGCCTTCATATACTATGTAGCCTTTGAAGTGTAGTCGCTGAAGGGTGGCACCAATCCGTCCATAATTTTGAGGGATGGCCTTTTGGATGTCCATATTGTTTGGTGGCCATCCTTTCTTCTTGTGATAAGCAATTATGAATTCGAGTATCCTGCGCTCGTTTGGTTTTAGAACCATCATTAGAGGAGTGTGTCCAGATATACATACGTATCAATACATAGTCATACAATGGGATACTTAGAAGAGCCGGGCAACTCCTCATTATATCACGGGCTGGGTAACCCCAGCTGCTCCCACTAGGGTCTCAAGCACATCTTGTTGCTGCTGCTGAGCCCTGAGTGACTCTTCCTTTACTTGAGCCTGAGCCATCCCAAGCAAGGCACCTATCTTGGTGCGATAGAACTCATCATCCCATAATCCTGGAGCTTCCTTTCTCATTTGGATTAGTACAGCAATCTGGCCAGCTACATCCAGAAGCTCAGCAGGTTTCCAATTGACCACAGTAACCTGGATGACTTTTGGAACGGGGGGAATTGTTATTGCTAAGGTAAAAGTATTCTGTATAGCTGCTGTAAGCTGGATAAGCTCTTTTATAGCGTCAGTATTCTCATTCTGAAATCTCTCACACTTACCAATCAGCCCAATCTCTAGCTGCTTGAGAGCTTCACCACTCAATACTCCTTCTGTGGTGACCCCATAGATTGGGGTTTGGGCAATCTGAGATATTTCACGTGCGAGTTTGTCAATCTGAGTAATGTACTGGCTGATATCTGTTTCCTCAAACTCCCCCACCTTCACTGCCTCCAGAAATTTAGCCTCATTCTCATCCACCGAGGTAAGAACATTCCCTTGTTCATCCTTCAGCACTAGGTTAATAACTGCCCCAGGAACTATTCCTGAGGCATCAATAGGAATTCCGATTGACCACTTTATACGGAAGGCAGAAAACTCACTGGCCATTACCATACTGTAGATCGTTCGGTTGAGAACATCCTGCAACGGGATAGCTGGCCTGACCTCACTCTTCCCTACAGATGAATAATTTGAATAACGATTCACAAAATGTATAATAGGGACTGATCCAACCGCCCAGGGCAGCCGATTGCCTAGGGTATCCTGGACTTCACCAAACCCATTCTCCATGTTGATTACCTGCTGAGTAGTAATACGTTTATCCGGTTCAACTTCATCCCCACCCTCCTTGCCTACCCAATAGGTTACAACATCAGGCTGGTATACTACCAGGCGCATGGTTGACTCTTCCGTATCTGCTAAGGCTCCTTCAACCGTTTCTGCCCAAAGCTTACATGCCCAGATCGGTGTACGGCTAAAACTATCGAACAAGGCTACAATCCCATCAAACCCATCATAAGCAGGTTCACTTGACCATAGAAGGGTCTGAGGGTCTATCATCATAAAGCTTTCCCCATCACGGACTGCCCCAGCAAAGACAGTTCCCTGGATAGCCTTCCACATATTGCGCTGTAGAATAAAGGACAACCAACCTTTGTCCAAAGCATCATCCCCTGTTGAGATTTCAGTTACCTGTAATCTGCCGGCCATCTTATCAACTATGATCTGACAATAGTTATCGTTGAAATCATCTATGTTTGAGGCATCCGTCTTTAGCCTCAGCATATTCCTCATCTGGTCAGTTATCCCTGAACGATGTTGTCCCTCCTCATATTCCCGATATAGCAGGACACGGGCACCCTGCTCCATTAGTTCAGCCTTCCATGAAGTGGCCGCATCAAGGCTAGCTGCCATATCTGGGTCAGTCAGAGCTAGAGCCGCAGCAATAAGCCCACTGTTATCGTTTGCCATTGTTAGTCCTCTTGCTCAAAGTGAGCTTTTAGGGTTTCTAGGAAACTAAATTGTATCCTTATATAGCGTATCAATTCCTTGCTAGTTGTGGTGGGGAGTGAATTTATGTAATCAATTATCTTTTCCATGCTGTGGGTTTTATTCCACATCTCAACAATCTCATTGTACTGAATTATGATGCTGCTCATCATTACTCCTTTCGCTGTACAACCAGGTCTATGTTATAGAGCCTTCCAAGAACGTTTCCCCTGTTGATCCACTTCTGTTCAGTAACCTGTAAGCGGTCAGCAGGGCACTCCTCAAGAATGATCCAAGCCCACACATCCCCACTATTATAAAAGGCACGCTGTAGATTATAGTTGTGGTGTCTTCCTTCCTCAAGCATATGGAAATGTCGCTCCATTCTAAATGCCAAGTCCTTACTAGACCCCACATACCGCATTCCGTTCTGAACATTGAGGATAGCATATACACCTGAGTGCATATTATACCCTACGTTGGCTTACCTGAACAGTGCTTATGTAGTTCTGTACCTGGGTGCCACTGTTTACCTTTATGCGCTTCTTATCAATACGATCTACATAAGCCACCGCATACCTCATCTCATCACAACCGTGGTCGTGCTCCCCAATAGGGGTCTCTGCCTTCTTATCTGACCAGCTATATGCCGGCACTTCATCCGCTGTACAGGTAGGCAGATAGAGCTTCTCAAGCTCTGGGTCAACATTGTCTACAGCATTCAGGTTTAGAAACAGCCGTTTGTTCTTGAGCCTAGTCTTGACTGCCTCAATCCCTGTTGAGATGGCCTTATATGCAGCTATCGTCTTTATTCCCAGATGCCTTTCTAAGGTAGCACGATCTTCCGCATCATGATCACATACCCAGGCCTCAATACGTGGAAGAGGAATTCCACAACCCAGTATCATCTCCCGTATCTTTACAGCATGATCTTCCACTAGCTTGCGAGTGAAGTATATCTGCTTGACCTGAAGCATAATCCCATCAGCTGTTACTCTCCAAAGAGTACATGAGAATGGATTGGTGAACCCAAAGTCTACAGTAACAATGTATCTCCCATCATGAGGGGTTATGATCCTACGATCTAACAAATGAATATTGCTATCATATTCAGAATAGATTGCCCCTTCAGCTTGAACCCATAACCCTTCCCACATACGCTGCCTAAACACTCCAGTCAGTCCTTGTAAGGCTAAGAGATACTCAGGTGGATTAGCTGGATTATCTTCAGGGCGGGAATAATAAGTGCTGGCCTGCTTCTTATCAATAAGAAGCTTCTTGATCCAGTGCTCAGGATAATCGGGGTTAGTTGTATACATTAGCTGGTTGAACCCCCCATTGATACCACGCATACGGGTTATAAGCTCCTGATGATCATTTAGGGTTAGTTTGTTTGCCTCTTCAAGCCAGGCAACGTCAAATGAGCCATCCCGCCCAATAGACCTAAGATTTTCACGCTGTCCCTCATCCCTCAATCCGACAACCCATAGCTGACTTCCGTTATTGTATTGAAACAGTCCCTCACTCTTCTTATATTCCCCCCAGCTTGTATTCCCCATCACCTTGTATTGTAGAAAGGGCACAACAGATCGGTGGGCAGCGGTCTTGTCCTTCCGTCCTACCACACCCGTTGAGCCAGGATACCTTAGCAAGTAGGCATGAAGCTTCTCCGCTGCCACATGGCTCTTTCCCCCTCCAGCTGCTCCTGTCAATAACATCACCCGATTGAAATCAGAGAAGACAGGTATTTGCCACTTGATGGGTTTGAAGATGTTGAAACCGTCTGTCATCTAATTTCACAAAGACTTCTTAGCAGGATCAGGCCACCTATCTGGATCCACAATAACATAGCCCTTGATCTGCTGATTGAGGCTTGTGATGTCCGTGCGGGTTATCCTTCCTCCTGTTTCCCTTGCAATGTCATCATAGATGCCCCTGAGTTCCTGTATCTCTGCCTTGTTGAATACCCTGAACTCAATCCTTTCGTGTCCTGTTTCTTTACCCTCTCCCACAGCAATACTCTTTACATCATCTGTCCAAGTCAACATCTTGACACGCAAATCTTCTTCAAGCAGCCTAGCCAGGGCAATTAGTGCCTGAACCCGATTAGCCCGAATTGCTAAACCCGTGCTGATAACTTCCTCATCCCATTTCTTACGCATGGAAATAATATCAAGCTCATAATCCTTCCTGTACTGCGCAGTAAGCTGATGAGATACTTCAAAGGCTGGAGTGAAGCTTGTTGCCATTGAAAGGATTTCCCCATGCGTTGCCCCTTCAGCAATCCACTGTAATAGAGCCAAACGCTGCTCTGGGGATAACTTAGGAATGCCAACCTTTGATGCCTTGTTCTTTT